AGTGCTCATGTTCGTGAAAAGGGTATCCCGCCAAGAGTGAATCACAAAACGTCGCTTTAGAAGCCTCTGACGGCCTCTCAGAGCCATCTAACAACTAATGGGAACCCGCCTTCGGTAATCGCTACCGAGGCGGGTTTTCTCATGCTCAGACAACGGAAGGAGGTCGCTAGTGGAAGACTCGACCATCCTATCAGCCGCCCAGGGCGGCAACCAGCTAGAAACGCTCAAGACGCTCCGCGACAAGCTCGCGCATACGCTCGACAGCACGCAGAGCGCACGCGATATCGCGCCACTCGCGAAACGGTTCGCCGACACGCTCGACGAGATCGCGCGCATCGAGAAGGAACAAGCGAAAGGCGCGGGAACGGTCATAGGTGAAATCCTTGAAGGCCGACAGTAAGCCGAGAATCGCGCTTGAGCCATCGTCCGAGAAGACCGACGCGCCTGACGCCGTGAAGCTGTCATGCGCCTACTACCTAAAGCTCATGGCGTGGCAAATCGCCGTGCTGACAGCGTGGCTCGGTCGCGACTTGCGCGACAAATGGACGGCGCGAAGGTGCGGCATCCTCATGCCCCGGCAGAACGGCAAAAGCTCGGTCATCATCGTTCGCGAGATTATCGGCCTGCTTGTGTTCGGCGAAGTGATAATCCACACCGCCCACCTGCAAACGACGTCACGCGCCCACTTCGAGGCGCTTTGCGACGTGTTAGAGCATCCGGACTTGAAGCCGTTCGTTCAGCGGATTACCTACTCGGTCGGACGCGAGCGAATCGTCATGACAAACGGAGCGTCCATTCGGTTCATGACCAGATCGCGAGGGAGCGCACGCGGCCTATCAGCCGACCTGCTCGTTTGCGACGAGGCTCAGGAGATGACCGACGAACAGCTCGAAGCGCTCATGCCCGTCCTATCGGCAGCACCGCTCGGCAACCCGCAAACGATATTCGCGGGAACGCCACCCAACGAGAATGCATCGGGCGAGGTCTTCGGGCGCATGCGCGATGATGCCATACGCGGCGATGACAAGTCGCTCTCGTGGCACGAGTGGAGCGTCGGCGAGGTCGGCGATATCAACGACCGCGAGAGGTGGGCTATGGCTAACCCCTCGCTCGGCGTGCTGCTGTCCGAGGCAACGGTCGAGACCGAATGCGCACAGATGAGCGTTGAGGGGTTCGCACGCGAACGGCTCGCCTACTGGTCGGTGTTCACCGCGAAGGCTGTCATACCGAGTTCGGTCTGGGAACGCCTCGCAACGGACAACCCACCCGAAGATGGCGTAACCGCCTACGGAGTCAAGTTTTCGAGCACTTCGCAGGCCGTCTCGCTCGCCGTCTGCCTCAAGCACGGCGATGAGGAATGCCATGTCGAGCTAATCGACGTGTTCGACCTCTCGCAAGGCGTCTCGAAGCTCACGGCGTGGCTCGCCGATAGGTGGAGGAAATGTTCGCTAATCGCCCTCGACGGCATGCAGGGCGCTCCGATGCTCGAACAGGCATTAATCAACGCAGGCGTGAGCAAGAAGGCGATACACGTCCTAAACTCAAAGGACGCGGTAATGGCGAGCAGCATGTTCGTTGACGCCGTGAACAGCTCCACGCTCACGCACTTCGACCAGGAACAGCTAACGCAGGCCGTCATACGCGCCAAGAAGCGCAGAATCGGCGCTCATGGCGGCTACGGGTTCGCGTCCATAGACGAGGGCGACATATCGCCGTTCGAGGCCGCTGTCATCGCTCACTGGGCGGCTCGCACGTCTAAGCGCAACCCAGCGCATGAACAGAAAATCAGATATTAAGGAAGTGGTATTCATGCCCCTTTGGAATTCAGTCAGCACAGCAAACGAAATCGAAGCTCCGCTCGTTGCCGGACTCACGTCGGACGAGCAAGCCTACCTCGAAGCGTTGCTCAACGTTTGGAAGAGCAAGCTTCACCGCAACGGCATCAAGAACCGCTATTACGACGGCAAGAACCGCATCAAAGACCTCGGCATCTCGATACCGCCGAACCTGCGATTCGTAGAGACCGTTGTCGGATGGCCTGCGAAGGCCGTTGACATGCTCGCCGCCCGTTCCCGTTTCGACGGGTTCACCTTCTCAGGCGATGGCGTGAGTACGGGCAGGCTCGAAGCCGTTCTCGCAGACAACAACTTCAAGGCAATGTACAGCAAGCTCGTCACGAGCGAGCTTATCAACTCGTGCTCGTTCGTGACCGTCTCAGCAGGATACGCAGGCGAGCCAGAAGCCTTGCTCGTAGACCATTCCGCGATATGGGCGTCTGCGATATGGGACAACCGAAAGAAGCGCGTCAAGTGCGGCATGGTGATAAACGCCTTCGAAGACGGTAAGCCAACCATGCTCACGCTCTACACAGACAACGCCATCATCGAGTGCTGGAACGATGGCTACCGCTGGAAGTGCGAGCGGCACGAACACCTCATCGGGAGGCCGCTCATCGAGCCGCTTGTCTACCGACCCACCATCGACAGGCCGTTCGGAAAGTCACGCATTAGCCGCGCTGTAATGTCAATCACGGACAGCGCCGTTCGCGAGGCGTTGCGTACAGAGATCGCGTCGGAGTTCATGACCTCGCCGCAAAAGTACCTACTCGGCATCAGCGACCAAACGCTCAACAACTTCAACAAGTGGGAGGCGTACACAGGGGCAGTCTTCGCCGTGTCTTCTGATATTGACGGAGACAAGCCTGAGTTCGGACAGCTCCCGCAAGGCACGATGCAGCCGCATACGGACTACATCCGCAACCTCGCCGCGAGGTTCAGCGGGGAGACTTCCATCCCTATCAGCTCCCTCGGCGTCATCCACGACAACCCCAGCAGCGCGGAGGCAATCTACGCGGCTAAGGAAGACTTGGTCATCGAGGCCGAGCACCTGAACATGACGAACGGGAACTCTCTGAGAAACATCGGTCTCATGATGCTCGCCATCCTGAACCGCTGCTCGATTGCGGAGCTACCCGACGAATACAAGACGATCACGCCGCGCTTCAAGAACCCCGCAATGCCATCGATTGTCAGCCAGTCCGACGCGATGGTGAAGCAGGCAAGCGTGGCTCCGTACCTCGCAGAGACCGAAGTCTTCCTCGAAGAGCTTGGGTACTCCGAAGAGCAGCGGACTCGAATCATCAACGAGAAAAAGCGTGCTGAGGCGGGTTTCACGCTCGAAAAGCTGATGGAGGCTTCGAATGGCAGCACCAACGTATAGCGACATCTACACGTTCAGCAGGACGCTACAACGAGTGAGCCAGGAGGCGCGGGGAGAATTCCAAAACCTTCTTTCTGAGGTGGACTTCTCAGACTGGTCAATCGCCGCTAACCAGCTCCGAACAATCATTCAAGGCATCGTGTCGCGCTACGGACTCGCATCCGCTGAAATCGGCGCTCAATGGTACGAGTATTGCAGGAAAATGAACTTCGACTCGCGATATACGGCGATTGTCGGCGAGGTCAGCCGCTACAGCCTCTCAAGCGACGTGAATGCCGAAATCGACAAGCTATTCAACGGCGAGATAGACGAGGCCGAGCTTACAAGCCTCCTCTTAGGCGTCGTGGTTGACCAGGTGCAGAAGCAGGCACGCGACACCATCCTCTCGAACATCAACGCCGAATACCTCGACGCGATATCGAGGGGTGACAAGTCGTTCGCCGACAAGTGCGGCTACGCGAGGGTTACGACGGGCGATTCGTGCGCCTTCTGCGTGATGCTCGCCTCTCGTGGCTTCGTGTACGCATCCGAGAGGACAGCGACGAAGAGCAAGCGCGGGGACAAGTACCATCAACACTGTCATTGCGTGGCTGTCCCGTTCGCTAAGGCTGACAGCATCAAAGGCTACGAGAAGACGCTCTACAAGCACAAGCAGATGTACCACGACGCCGACAACCTTCGACGGAGCGGCAACTACCCCGACGAGCTACGCGAGCGCATCGATGCAGCAAAAGCGAACCACAGCGGAAGATGGGACGCTCTCAACGAGACAATGATAATCATGCGCTACCAGACCGAAGGCTTGAGCTGATGGGTGGCAGGAACCCGCGCACAGCGAACGGCAATAAACGCCGAAAGGCTCGCGCATGGGTTCTCGCCAACTTCGACCGTTGCGGAATATGTGGCCTGCCAGTTGACAAGACCCTACCAGCAGGCCACCCGCTCGCCCCAGAAGTTGACGAGATAATCCCAGTGTCGCGAGGCGGCTCGCCCTACGATCACGACAATCTTAGGCTCTGTCATCGCATCTGCAACGCGAAGCGCGGGAACAAGATGTTCTACGGCAAGCCTGCAAGCGTACAGAAGCCTTTGAAGCATTCTAGGAAGTGGTGACGATGACGCTCCATGTTGTAACGGGCGCTCCATGCTCAGGCAAGACGAGCTATATCCGGGTGAACAAGCAAGACGGCGATATCGTCATCGACTACGACGCTCTAGCCGTCGCTTTCGGGGCAGAGAGCGACCACAGCGCGAACGGCAAGATAAAGGCCGTCACGCAAGCTGCTCGCACGGCTGCTATCAACACAGCCGCCATAAACAACTATGAATGTTGGGTCATCCATACATCGCCGAACCCTCAGCAGGTCGCTTGGTATCTGAGGCACGGCGCGAAGTTCCATGAACTCGACCCAGGCAAGGACGAGTGCATCAGGCGTGCGAAAAAGGACAACCGACCGAGCTTCACGGTGGGAGCCATCGAGAGCTGGTACGAGAAGCACGTCGGCAATTCAGGAGGCGAGAAGAAAGCCGTTTCAACTTCCCGCGATTGGTGAGCGGGTAGGGTGAGAGAGATCGTTTCCCCTACCGGCTTATGCGAGGTGATAAATGAGCCACATCGACGTATACAACCGATACCGAAGCGCCGAAACCCTGCTCAACATCAAGCGCCGTAGGTACAATGACCTCGTGGAGCTTGCCAAGAAGCACGCGGCTATAGCTCAGGATTACGCGGAGAAAGCCAAAGAGCAGCGTGAGAGCATCGTCAAAGACGAACAGCTTCTCAGGGAGCTTGAGTTCCAGGTAAAGAACCCGAAATAAAGAAACCCGCCCAAGGTGAGAACCAAGGGCGGGTCTTTTTTTGTTTAACGACGATTACTTCATCTCTTCCAGAGCGTCTGCCATTGAATCCAGTCGCACGAATATATCATCAAGCTCACGCACCTGATTGTTCAGCGCGTTAACGGATTCGGGTCGCTGCTCTGCCAGAACACGCAAGACATATATCACGCCTTCGAGGTCACTCATTGTTGAGCGCAATTCCTCTGCCATGTGGGGGATATCGTTAGTGAATTCGTTAGCCATTTACGCCACCGCCTCATCTTCGTCTTCCTCGCGAATCACCGAAAGCGTTTTCATGCAATCATCGCCCAAATCTTGAATGCCCTCGGCTATAGGACGAAGCGCCCAACCGTGCGCGGCAGTGTCCTCATTTGCCTCGAACGCCTCCGCAACCGTGAAGATAAGCTGCGCGTAGTTGGAAAGCTTCTCGCTCGCCAATTTGAGGTTGTACGCCATCAACAAGGCGTTTTCGCTTACGGTCGTGTCTGCCATGATAAAATCCTCCTTGTATGAGGCTGCTTGCGCCTCGTCACTGCTGGGTGGGCGTTCATCTTTTCCAGGGACTAACGCCTACCCGCTCCTTACTTCCCAGATTCGCCGTTCTCGATATCGTTTCGAATTAATCCCTTCACGTATGCTGCTTTGCTGTCTACTGATTCGAGCTTCTCGATAATCGGCTTATCCGTCTCGCTGTTGCGGTTCAGGTCGATTGCTAATTGGTAGCGATTGGCTTTCTTCCATTCGCGCAACTTCTCGCCTTCAACCATTGCCCTCCTTTCTCTTGTGTACCCTAGGGAACAATATAATAGTACCCTAAGGAACTGTCAACATCAATTCTAAACCGTTCGCAGATAGGAAGAAGCGAGCCTTAATGACCCGCTTCTCCGTGTGCAAATCGTGTGCAAACGCACATCAAACTAGCTATTTTTACCTATCACTCAAATTTGCAAAACGCGACGTAAAACAGCATTTTTCGATTTACCTAAACCCCTTTTTAGTAACTGGCAGCCATGAGGTCAGGGGTTCGATCCCCCTATGCTCCACCAAGTATTCGCAGGTCAGAGGTTTATAGCTTCTGGCCTGTTTGCTTTTCCAAGGCAGAGCAGACCCGCCATGTGCAAACCGTGTGCAAATGTTTATGCTCCCTTCTTGAGTGTTTCGTCACTGTCTTCCCGTGTGCAATTGGAGAACAGCTCGCCGACCAGATTCGCTGCTCTTCTATCGTTCTCTCTGATGCTATGCGTGTACAGCTTGAGCGTGATGCTTGCGTCTGCGTGACCGAGCCGCCTGCTCACCGATTCCACGTCGAGGCCGTTGCCGAGAAGCAATGTTGCCATCGAATGCCTTAACTCGTGGAACCTCAGACCCTTAAATCCGTGCTCGGAAGTGAACCTTCTCCACCAACGCGAGAAGTTGTTCGGGTTCATGTACGCGCCGATTCCGTTGGAGCAGATGGGCGTGTCGGTTCCTTGCTCAATCCCTACCGACAGAAGCTCGCGCCGTTGGACGCTCTTCCAGGCTGCAAGCGCCTCGATCGTGGCGTCATCGAGCACGACGTTTCGAATCGTTTTCCCCTTGGGTTTCGTTACCTTCATTGCCGGGTCGATGCTCGCCGATATTTCGAGCATGGCAGTACCGAAGTCAACCTTTCCCCAAGTGAGGGCAAGCACCTCTCCACGCCGAGCGCCAGTCGCGAGACCGATTCGGGCAGCGGACAGGCACGACATAGAGGGAACCACGTTGACCCTATCAGCAAGAGCCGCCGACTCTTCATCGTTGATGGCGCTCAGAAGCCTGATACACTCTTCACGTGAGAGGCTTCGTCGGTCGTTGTCGCTCCGCTTGGGAGCTTTAGCGCCGTACTTGTCGCAGGGGTTACGAGTCACCATGTTATAGCGCACGGCGAGACCCATGACGGCCTGCAACGTCTTGTGAATGCTATTCAACGACGTTCCCGACAAGCCTCTCTCGTTCCTCAGCGCACTATATAGGTTATCTGCCGTCATAGGCGTTATCTCTGCGAGTGGAACATCCCGAAGGTATCGATTAATATTCCTCAAGTCGTTCCTGTCATGCTTGATGGTGTTGTCGGCGTATTCGCCCGACTCGATACGGCGCTCAAGCCAGACCTTCGAGAATTCGCCGAATGTGGTTTTACCAGCATCGGGAAGGACACCAGACTCGATTGTCTGCCTTATCTCGTCACGCACACGCCGAGCATCGGCTTTCGTTCCGTTCACGACCTTCGTCGTGCGGCGATACTTGCCCGTCACCGGGTCACGCCCGAAGCTGACAGACACGCGCCACTTGTTCCTGCCTAGCTGCTGGATGCAGCCATCACCTTTTTCTGCCATTCCTTTCACCTCCTTCTGTCATTACGTCGCGTTTTGCTATCCTCAACGCCCGTGATGGGCGTAGTCGGCTAATCATTGCTTCGAGCTTTCTTGGCGTTGTAATACGAATCCCGAAATGACTTCACGCTGTTGTATATTCCAGGGAATTCCTCGCAGAACATCGAATATGCTGAATCCCAAGAAAGCCTTTCGCCCTTACCTTTTCGGCCGACGTAATAACCGCGACCAGGTAATACAATATCGACAAAAGCGATAAGTTTCTCCGTACTCTCATGACGCGTGCGCCTTCTTTTCCTTGGTTTATCAGTTTCGGTATACAGTGGAGAGCAACTATATTGTTTCCCTTCATGGGACTTAACCTCTAAACGGATATCACCAGCAATCTTGAGCATTAGTTCATTCTCTGGACTCGTGTCGCGTATATCTACGCACCAACCGAAACGCTGCATTTCGCTTGACTCATATGCGCGTACACGAAACCTCTTAAGAGTTAATTCCGTATCGAACCCAGCAGCATATCTGCATGCATCCCTGAGCGTTACTAACAAGTTTTGCTGAATGGTGCGAGCGATAACGGCGATTCTAAAGCAAATAGGCAGCGCATCGAAACTCTTGCGTCCTTCGTCGGTGTAATTAGGGATGCTCGCCCAGAATGGCATCAGCGGATTTAACGGAACGCCAATTTCGTCAGCACTAACGTAATAAGGGATATAAGCCTTAACGCCGTCCCATTCCTGATAGTAGTGCGATTGTTCGCCAGAGTAGAACGCAGCTATTGCACGATTCATGTCGCTCATATATCCGAAGTCAACTTGAAGCCAATCGCCATTAAGGGCGAATTCTTCATTCAGGAGCAACAATTGGACGAACTTACTGCGATCGTCCATAGATGAATAGTTCGGAATTAGCGAACAAAGCTCATCAATCAAGGGAGCAACATATTCTGAATGTATCTCATCGAGGATGCTGTTATCTCTCATCTTCTGTGATTCCGAAAGGCTTGAAAAGTCTTTACCCATAACTAAGAAAACTTTCTCATTCATCTGTATATACCTATAAGAACACTTGATAGTATAGGTGGCGATAAATGGTTTGTAAAGAAAGTTTCGAAACAAATCAGGAATCGAAATATTGAACGCCTGCACAAGCGGGTTACTGAAAAGAAGGAGGCTATCTGTGCCAAGTGACGCCAAACGTTTGAAGAAGATTGTTCGCGAGCATGAGTTCTGCACCTACCGCGAATTGGTGCTCTACGTGTATAACCATTGTGGGGAGCGACTTCGGAAAGCTGTTGTCGATGGAGAGTTTGACTTAACTCGATACATTGATGCCCGAATCGTCGCTCGCGAACGCGTGAGCACCTATCACAAGCCGAGCAAGTTCCGAGAACCTAGGCTCAAGTGCAACAGATAGCCTCCATCGACCGTCAGAAATGGCGGTCTTTTAATTTACATGGAAGGAGGTTTCTTTTGCTGCTAGTAAAGAAAATCTGTCACGACAAGTTCATGAAACAAGTTGAGCTATCGAAAGCAACTGGACTCAATCCAGCAACGATATCTCTTCTCCTAAACGGTCGAATGCATCCCTACCCGGTGCAAGCGAAAAAGATCGCGCTCGCCCTCGGCTACGACGGCAACTTCGAGGATTTGTTCAAGGAGGTGTACGAATGAGCGACTTCAAGGGACTCGTCGGAAGCGGCGAGCACATCGCCCTCAAGCCGATTTTTGTCAGCTTCGAACCGCCTCGACCCGCTCCCGAATACCTCGGCGAATACGGGCATACGCTCAACGTCGGCGAGGTTCATGAGATTACGGGGGTCAGCGAGCAGACTATTCGCGCCGAGCTTGAGGCTGGTAGGTTGCCAGGGAATCGAATCGGGCGTCAGTGGGTGATACCGAAGCCTGCGCTCATAGCCTATATGTACGGGAGGCCGCAGTAATGAATACCACGACCTCCCGCACTTCCGCGATGCTCGATGTCCGCAACAACAACTCACTGACGATGCATTTACATTATACACCTGAACAGGCTGCTCAGAGGCGTAAAGCAGCACAAATAAGGATGCACGAGCGAGCCGTCAAGTCATCATGCGCGAAGTGGTTCGCACGGTATGCGGAACGGAAGGGGGTGATGCTTGAATGAGCAATGATGAAATACTTGAGAACAAGATAAACGCCGCAATCCGCATGCACCGCGAAGGCTTCGAGGTGACGTTCTCAAAGCCGAACAGCAAGATTCCGAAGTTCACGAATTGGCTCACGGCAAAGGACGAAGGCGAGATTCGTCGCTACCTCACAGAGAACCCGCGCAGTAACGCGATGCTTCTAACGCAAGGCTTTATCGTGGTCGATTCTGATATGGGTCATTACGAGGGGCAAGACGGAATAGGCGTATTGCGAGACTGGGAGCTTGAAAACGGCGAGCTGCCCGAGACGTGGACGGTCATCACAGGGAAAGGTGGCCTCCAATACTACTATAGGCAGCGCGAAGGCGAACCCGCTCGTTGCCGCGAAGGTGGCAAGAGTGGAATGCTTAATGATAACGACATTCGAGCCGATGGCGGTCTCGTCATGTGTCCGGGCAGTGTTCACCCCGAAACTGGTCGAATCTACGAGTTCGAGGTCGGCTATTCGCCTGATGATATTCAAATCGAGGCTGCTAACGACACAGTATATAAGCTTGCTCGATGGGGACTCGACAACATCAACGAGAACCCTCCTTTCGAGGTTCCTGAAATAATTCCAGAAGGCCAGCGTCACAGCACTTTATTAAGCATGGCCTCATCAATGCGTGCCAAAAAGTACAGTCTTAGCGCAACCCTTGCAGCTGTGAAAGCCGAAAACAGCGACCGTTGCAAGCCTCCGTATAGCGACGATGAGGTCGAATCGCTAGTCATGGACGTCTTTACTCGGTACAAAGCTGGAACCAGCAACGAGAGCTCCGAGGATAGTGATGACGAGTCGAATTCGCCGCCGAAGCACATCAAGCTAGTTCGTGAGATGACGAATCGCGGATTCGTCTTTGTGGATGACATGCCATGTATTCCAGGAAAGAACGGATTCGAGTTCGGCTGGAAAGCCATCCACCGAGCAATGACGGAGTTCGACCCGTGGAGCCTCGACCGAACTAGGAAGGAGGCTGTCAAGACGCTGATGTACCAAGGGAGAGAAGAGCCAGCGGCAAATCCGAGGTTCATCGGGTTCACTAACGGCGTGCTGGACGTGATGACGATGAAGCTTGTCACAACAGATGACTTCTCTTCGAAGGGTCTCGGCATCGTTCCCGTTGTGATACCGCACGAGTACAAGGAGGATGCTACCGAGTGCGGGGCAGTCGAAACGCTCCTCGATGGCGTCTCGTGCAATGACGCTGAAATCCGCTTGAACTTGGAGGAATGCATCGGTCTCTGCATGAGCAGGTACGCCGACAACCGAAGCTCGGCGATTTGGCTCTATGGGACAGGCGAGAACGGCAAATCGACTTACATCGACGCGCTCGAATTCCTCGTCGGGAAAAGCAATTCGTGCGCGCTCATGCTCGATGACCTGAAAGGCCAATTCAACACGCAAATGCTCGTCGGCAAGCTTCTCGCGATATCCGATGACCAGCCAGCAGGCGCACTCGACAAATCGGTTATCGGCTACGTGAAGAAGATCGTGACAGGTCAACCGATAAAAATCGAGCCGAAGGGAATCGACCCGTACAACGCGACACTGTTCGCGACCATCATCACGACCAGTAACGAGCCGCCGCAGCTCGGGGACACTACGCACGGCAGCTTGAGACGGTGGCACATGATTCCGTTGAAGGCCAACTTCGGCGAGGATGATAGTGGACGTGATGTTAACCTCAAGGAAAAGTTGCATACCGAGCAAGCCGCGCAATGGCTGATTAAGCTCGGCATTGACGGCCTGAGGCGCGTCTTAACGAACGAGGGGATGACAGAGACCGTCTATTCTAGAACGGCTATTCAGGAGGCGCGTGAGCGTTCCAATTCGGTGTTCGCGTTCCTCGCAGAGCATCCGAGAAGTGAATTCCTCGCCGATCCTAATGTCGAGGTGTGGTACTGGGAATATCAGGAGGACACCAAGAACAAAGGCGGCAGGCCGTTCGAGCAAGCAAAATTCTCGCAGATGGTATCGACTGAATACGAGTTCACTACCTCGAACAACGGGCGGTACAAAGTCGGGGATTACTCGCTCGGTGTAAACGGGCTGGCTCGTGAGCACGGGCGCAAACCCGGCGATAAGTATCGCGTATTCGTTGACGCGAGAAGCCAAGGGGCAAGCGCGGGGCAAGCGCGGGGCAAAGAAAAGCCTGATGAATAGCTTTTTTGCCCCGCGCCCCGCTGCCCCGCAATACTTCTTCAAAAAAGAGAATAAAAGGGTTCCCTATAGATACGTGTACGCACTGGTTTCAAGCGCGGGGCGCGGGGCATTGGGTTGACCTGCTGTTTTCTTGCCCCGCATGCCCCGCGACACTATCCAATGCAGAAAGAAGCAACCGATATGAATATGAAATCCTGCAAGCCGATACCGATGGACGAGCATCGAGAAATCGGTCGGCGAATCAAGATCGCGGAACGCTCAATCGGCGATGTGCTCGAATACAGCCATCGCTTCTACTCAGCGGAGACCGACAAGCTTCTCCGCGCCGACAAGAACCTCGGACTCATCAAGTCGAGGCTCGAAGACGAGATGTTCCGCGAGCACCCGCGCTTGTCGAACGAAGAGGGGTTCGCCGTTTATTACGGCAACCTCGAAGAGAAAGGAGAGCCATGTTCGACAGAAGCGCAATCACAGACGAGCTGATACGCGAAACCGACTCACGTATGGCGTCATCTAACGAATCGCCTGAGAAACACGGCCTCCAATCGCTCCCATTTGAGCAGCAGGAGGCCGTTTTAGATTGGGTCGAGAGTCATTGCGAGCCATCCAAGCACGTCAGGGGAAACAACACCTCGAAGCTCGCTGCTAGCTACTGCACAAAAGCATTGAGGGAGGGCGGCTACAGAAAGCGCGTCACGAACCTCGCGATGAAATCCGCGCTCGACATATGCGGATACGAGGCAAGCGTTCCGAGCGCCGTCGAAATCCAATATTACCGAATGCGGCTTTTTAAGGAGCCGACCAAGCGGAAGGAGGCGGTTTGAATTGCAGGTGACTTCAATCAGGGACAGTAACACGGGCGAGCTATCGCCTGAGAACCGCAAAGCGCTCTGCTACCGCATAGCAGGTGAACTCGGCGCGTCCGATGCGAAAGAGTTCGGTGACTTCCTGAACGGAGCCATCGCGCCGAACACGGTGGACGGCCTGTTCGAGTTCCGCGACCTGATGCTCAGGGAGCAGCGAGCCGAGGCAGAACGCGCAGGCATGTACTCGCCCCGCGTCAGCGTCGAAGGCTCGCACCCGGAGCACGTCGAGACCAGGACGAACGCCGAGATATTCAGCGACTTGCTGCTCGGCTACGAGTAAGGAGGTGAAGCCATGATTCCAACTCACCCTACCCGCAAGCCAGCGGTTCCAGTGTACAAGCCGCCCGTCGTTCCGTGCGTGCTCATCGACGGCAAGCACGACGGCGAGGTAATCGCAATAGCGGACGCGGACGCGCCCGAATCTATCCGCGAGCTGATCGCAGCTATCAAGAAGCTAATCAAAGCCTACAGGAATAGGAGCTAGACAATGGCAGATATCGAAGCCTTGAACGAATCAGTAATGAGCACCATCACCGACTTCTTTGACGAGTACAGCGCCGTCGAGTCGGTGGACTACTCTACCCGTTGCTCGAACCTCGAACCGGGTACGCCCGTGCCAGCGAAGGGAGGCGTGCACATCACCGAGAACAGGCAGCACATCGACGCATACGGCTACCAGGCAGGCGAGAAAATCAAGGCCATGTGCGACGAGCAGCGTTCGGGCATCCTCGACCAGATGAGCGTCCCGCCTTCCGATGACGCGCTCCGCATGATGCAGACTATCAGCCTGCGCGGGGCAAGCGTGACCGAGACGGAGCTTCACGCGCTCGCCGACAAGTACGGGGACAATTACCAGGTGCGACGATTCCTCTCAGACCAGATGAAGGAGCGCAAGCTTGGCGATGCGACCAAAGACCCGCTCGACGCGCAGCTTGCTCAAATCGACCATGCGCAACGCGTCGGCGAGAGCAACGTCAAGGCGTACAAGCTCGAAGACAAGAACGCAATCGGAAAATCTGCTCGACTCGCGATGATTAAGGAGCAGCTTTATGGAACTGGATTATTCTCAATGCTCTAGGTCATGGGGATGAATCTCCCCTCGTCGACACGACGGCTTGCCTCCTTGCGCAGTGCTCATGTTCGTGAAAAGGGTATCCCGCCAAGGGTGAATCACAAAACGTCGCTCTAGAAGCCTCTGACTGCCTCTCAAAGCCATCTAACAACTAATGGGAACCCGCTTTCGGTAATCGCTACCGAGGCGGGTTTTCTCATGCTCAGACAATGAAAGGAGGTCGCTAGTGGAAGACTCGACCATCCTATCAGCCGCCCAGGGCGGCAACCAGCTAGAAACGCTCAAGACGCT